ATACTAGGACTTTATCTTTACCGCTTATTCCTGTTACTGTAACGGTTGCCGCGCCAGTTAGAGCAGTTCCACCAGCATTTAACAAAGACCAATTAGCACCACCAGCCGCAGGCGCAGCCCACTTCAGGCCGGTAGTTTCACCGCTTGCGGCAGTAAGGACATAATCGTTTGTGCCGACTGTAAGTTTGGCGAATGTGTCCGCGCCTGTTCCAACGACTAAATCGCCCTTCGCATCAAAAGCGGTTGCGACTGTATTAGTTACGACTGGTATTGGACCAGTTCCATCGGCTACTGAAATTCCTGTGCCGGCTTGTACTTCGGTAATGTCGCCGACATTCGGCGTTACCCAAGTGTAATCAAGATCAGTATTAGAATTCTTTGAAAGAACTTGCCCAGTCGTTCCGCCTTTAAGATCGAGCAAGCTGGTATCAATTCCATTACCCAGCGTCCGGATGGCAGCCGCGCCGTCCTTGACTAAATCGGTATCGGCTGGGGTCGTCCATCCGAAGTTACTTGTTGTTGGCATTTATGCTCCTTTAGGCGACGATTGTAGCGTCAATCCATTCCAAAGTGTTAGACAGGGAATTCCAGTATTCGGTAACTGGAACGCTATTCCAGCGGAAAGCTTGTAATGAGAAGGCAACTGGTGAGACATTCATTGAGAGGTCAAGTCGGCCAAGGGATGCTGTCCAAGTCCAACCTTCGACGAATCCTTGAAATTCGCCATTAACCATATTGCCGGGAAGGTTAGTGATATTGACCGGCATACCCATAAATACATTTAGAAGGCTATCGCGGTCGGAATTGTCGATTTCCGTTGATCCCACTGGAAAGGAAATCTGACGCAATTGGAACTGTGGGTAAGCTCTCAAATCAAGGTAGAAAAGCGCTTGATCTTCAGCATCGGTCTGATTCTTCAGGGTGGTCGAAATTGTGCTCGCTAATTGGCCGTAAAGGGCAATAGAGGCCGCATCTTCCTCGGTGTGGGTGGAATTGCCGGAAGAGGTATATGCGATTGTTATAGCGTTTCTGACATCGCCAGCGCGCTTGATGATTGCCAGCCCCGGGCCGAAGGCGTGATTGCCGTCCAAATCAACATACCCATTAGCCGCTAGATATTGACTCCGATGGGTTGAATCAGCATAACCGATTCTGCCTTGAGCATCCTCATAAAGATATCCGAGACCAGATGTTGCCAATCGAGCTGCAATGTTATACGCGGTGTCATTCAGGTTATTTTGGGAATCAAGCTCATAGTCACCGGGTCTGTCAATTTCCCCTAATCCGGTATTTTCTGCATCCTGCCATTGAGTCGTTGGAGCGTAAGTATTCCATTGAGTCGCTGCCGGGACTTCATTCCATCGATCAAAGAGGATGCCCTCCAAGACTGCGTAAATTTGGTCGCCGTCATAATCGCTGGCTAAATTTCCTTCAAATACAGCTCGGCTCAAACGAGCCAAAGCGCCTACAGCAATTATGTTGATTCTTTGGCTAGTGGCGGTAGATCCTGAAGTCTGGACTTGAACAGTTAAATCAGTTACGAATCCGCCGAAAAGATTTACATATGCTCCGGTTGAATCTTTGACTTCCACAGTAACCGCGTCATTGATGTCGTAATCTACTGCCGCTTCATTTGTCTCAATTAGCGTCAAATTGCAATACCCAGCAATAGGCTGGGAGTAAATGTCGGTGCGACCCGAGGTTATTGTTAGGCCACTAAGCGTTGCTGAGGTCTTTGTTGATCCATTGACCTTGACTCGGTACTCAGGATTCCAAAGCGTCATAGGACTAGCTGGCTTCCGCCTCCGCCAGTTCTGGCTTGAGTCTGATTCATCGCATTAACCACAGCTCTTGTGAAGCCTTCTTCATCAATGGCGCTAGGAGCTTGAACGACAATTGTTACGCCGGATTCGGCTGCTCGCACTCGAGCGACATCAAAATTAGATGGGATTCCGGGCATATTAATAACATCGCCCGATTCAAAAGCCCTAAAACCGGCGGCTGTCCCTGTGCGACTTGGCATCCAATCGATTACTGATTCGGCAATGGCATCGGCAACCACTTTGGCCGATTCCTTGGCAGCGGTCGTAGCAGCCGTAACTGGAACATTGGTGCTGGTGCTACGGGTAGTTGCCCCGCCTAATAATGAACTTGTACTTCCGGTGCTTGTAGAAGATCCATAGGGTGTAGGGATATTTATCGAGCCGGTGCTTGAAGATATTGTTCCCCCGGTTTGTTTATTTTGTGCAAACGATGGAACGCCTAAAGTTTGGATATTTACTCCGGGTAATTTATTAACTAAATTGATGAAAGTATTAATTGATTCAATAGCAGTCCGCACTATGGCTTTAATGCCATCCATAACTGATCCAACAATCTCTAAAAGTACGGCAATACCTTTTCCAACGCGAACAATCGATGCGACTAATGTCTGTTCTAAAATAGGTACTAAATATGTTTTTATAAACGACCATAATTGTTCTAAAGATTCTCGGTTGTTATTGAAAGCCTCAATGATTGGATCGACCGCCTGTTCCTTTGCTCGCTTGAGCATTGGAATGAAATTGTTCATTATGTAATCCATAAATTTTTGGATTATTGGCAATAGTGCAGCACCAACAGATTCTTTGGCTTCATCGAAACCAACCTTAAGTCTGGCTATCTGGCCTTCGAGAGTGTTGGCTTGTACTGTCGCAGCTCCACCAAAAGTCTTGGCTAATTGCTGCATTGTGCCGTCAAGACCAAGAGTCTTAATTTCGGCTGTGCTCATACCGATACCAAGTCGGGCTAGAGCTGTGGTGTTTCCTTCATAAGCCTTACCAAGCGCATTGCTTACTGCTTCAACATCTTTGCCGGTTGCTGCGCTGATATCGAGCGCCAAAGTAAGAGCGCCAGAGGCTTTTGATAAGTCTCCAGTCGCAGTAGCCAAGCGCTGATATGCCGGGCGAAGTTTGTCATCGGCAACGCCATTGGCTAGTGATAATTTACTGATTTGCTTTTCTACCGAAGCAATCTGATCTTCAGTCGCGCCGGTAACATTCTTAAGAGCATTGGCTAAACGATTCTGAGCCGCTTCATCTTCTATGGCAGCCTTAACACCATCGATGGCTAACTTTGCAGCGTAAGCGGCAGCTGCGGCAGCAGCGGCAGCAAAAGCGGCTGCGGCGACTTTGCCGAACTTTTCTAACTTACCGCCAAAGCCCTCGACTTCTTTAGAGCCGGTATCCAACTTCTTTTTAAGATCATCAACATCAGCAAGGATGGATAATTTAAGGGTTCTATTACCGGCCATTACTTATCCCATTTCTTGAGAATCTTGTCGAACGCATCTTCCCATTGTCTCACTAATTCAGGCTGAATTTTGCGAAGGGTCGGATAGATGAAGTAGCCAGAATTTCCGCGGCCTTTGGTGGGAGTGCGTCGGGGGAACTGGCTATAACGATTAGATCCGAACTCAAGACCCGGCCAGAGGATTTGTGTATTACCGCCACCAGAAAAACGCTGAGAAGCAAAGCCGTAGGAGAATTCTCCAATTTTGCTTGACTTTGAGACGCGAACACCTTCGGCGACTCGTCGAACAGCTTCCGCAGCGACGAATCTGCCATAGGCTGATTGTTTGATTCTGTCTGCTGCAAATTGAGCCAACGCATTGCTCGCAGATTTAGCTTCATCAACAGCTTCATCGTCAAGAGCCTTAAAAGCTTTGAGAATAGACCGGAGCTCTGCCCTGTCGTAGGTGATTGGCTCATTTACCGCCATTCCGCTTCTCCAGTATCTCTACGGCCGTTAGTAAATCTTCCGCGTTCTCCCAGTATTGGGCTGGGATGCCGGTTGCGATAGCCAACTCGATTAAGAGTCGATTGAGGCTTCCGGCTGGGTAGCTTTTGGGTTCTCAGCGTCTCCGATAACTAATTCATCGACTGTGACTTCCCAGATGTCATAGCTCTTGACTGGCTTACCAGCCGCTGCTCTGACATAGGCAGAATGGGCTAAGAATAAGAAATCGGTCTGCTGGTATTCCTTGATGTCGGTCATTTTATAGATCGACTTGCCAGTTTTCCGTTCCCATTTAGCCCATTCAGGGAGACCCGCGGTATATGTCTCCACTTCGCCATTTGTGTATTTAATTGTGATGTTTAACTTCATCTCCCGATGCTCCGATCTCTTAGCTGAAGGTCTCTGTTGGTGTTCCTACTACAGTCATTGTCCAAGTATCCGTCAAAGCTCCGGGAGCTGCGCCACCGGCACTTGGGAAGATTGGAAGGACTGTAAATGCGAATACTGCGCCGGATACAGCTGTGAAGCTGACATTAAGCGCGGTGTTAGGTGCTGACTCAGCATCAGCCCACATTGCCTCGAACAAGGATGAAGCTGCGCCCCAATCCTGTAAGAGTTCAATTGTGAAAGTCCATTGCTTATCGACGGACTTGTAAGCGCGGCCATCGAGAGTCTGATATGTCTCAATGATGGTATCGCAGGATAGAACGGCCGAGGTCACCTGAGCATCATAGGCAGCAGAATCTAAGGTGAAGGTGACATCGCGGCCAGTTATTACTGTTGTTGGCATTTGATCTCCTATGCGGTTTGCTCGTAGCGGACGCTCAAGCGAATGTCGGAAACTAACAGGGTTGTCGTTCCAACTTGAGTTACCGACGGCCTTTCGACTGTCGAGAGCTCATACTTAGACGCTGATAAAGCGCTAAGAATACTGATTACTAGCTTCTCAAGATTATCTAAAGAAGCGGCGTTGCTGAAATACGCAACGCAAGCCGTTATGGTGTAATTAAGATTAACGCGAACATTAGCGCGGCCGATTGTCTCAAGTTCCATATATGGAGAATCCGGAACGATAACTACGGCTGGAACGATTGGCGCTTCGGGTACTGTGTCATAGACATTGGCAGTTACTCCCGCTAGAGCTGTTTTGATTGCTCCTCGGACATCACCAGATATTGTGCTCG